TAACTGATGGTATAAATTTAATGGATGGATTTGTCATAAATATGGGATTAGATTTCTCTATAAGAGTGTATAGAGATTATAATAAGAGAGAAGTATTAACAAACTGTATCTCATCGATAAAAGAACATTTTGAAATCGATAATTGGACATTTAATATGCCAATCAATATTGGTGAAGTAGAAATGATTATTGGAAACATCGAAGGTGTACAATCTGTTGTAGAGTGTACATTTAAAAATTTATGTGGAGAATCATCTGGATATTCTCCAAACGCATATGATGTATTGGCGGCTACGAAGAATAAACAAATTTATCCTTCATTAGACCCATCAATATTTGAAATTAAGTATCCAGATAACGATATAAAAGGAAGAGTTGTATAATGTATTATTTTTTAACCGCATCTAAGGACACAACAATATTTTCTCAGCAAGCTGTACAGAATACAGGATTGGATGAGATATTAGAAGTGTCTAAAGTTTATTATGGGAACTTAAAGGATACTGCTCGTTCTTTAGTAAAATTTGATTTAAATACACTTCCATCCAAATTATCATCTGGAGCAGTAACTATGAGTGAAGCACAGATAGTAATCAGAGAAACACAACCAAGTGAAATAGCATTAGCATACTCATTACATATACACCCAATATCTCAATCTTGGGAAATGGGAATAGGTACTCGTTTTGATAACATATCAACGGATGGTTGTACTTGGAACTATAGAGCAAGTGGTAGTAAGTGGCTACCTACCGAAGTTCCAAATGGTGGATTGGCTACTGGCTCTTATGATGGTAGAGGTGGTATGTGGTACACCGCATCCGAACAAACCCAATCATATGAATACCAATCAACTGATTTAGAAATTGATGTATCTTCATCTCTTTCGTTTTGGTTAGATGATAATTACCCAAATGAAGGATTTATCATAAAACACAGCGATAGCAAAGAGAATGATGATATAGATTATGGACAATTAAAATTCTTTAGTAAAGATACCAATACAATATACCAACCAAAAATTAGAATAGGTTGGGATGATAGTAGGTATGAAACAGGTTCACTAACCGATTTACCAGAAGAATACAAAATATCACTAAAAAGATTAAAGAAATCTTACAAAGAGGGAACTAGAGCTGATATTGAAGTATTCGCAAGAGAATTGTATCCACAAAAAACATTCAACAACACATTCGGATACTCCACAGGCAGTTTACTTCCAACATCATCATTCTACCAAATTAGAGATTTCGAAAGTAATGATATTATAATTCCGTTTTCGGATTATTCTAAACTAAGTACATACAACGATAAAAGTAGAATTAGTTTAGATTTTACAAATTTTGAAATTAACAGAAGTTATAAAGTAGAATTGAAAATAGAACGTAGTGGTTCTGTTGAATTTTTTGATGATGATTATATTTTTGAAGTAACTAAATAATGGCATTAGAAAAAGAAGAAAGAATAATTGAACTACAACAAAGTGGTTCTAGCGCTCTCAAATCATTAGATGAATTTGGTAGGCACACTTTTCTTGCTCCACAAATGGGTGGAGAAATGGATGGAGAAATTGCTGGTAGACTTCGTAGAATGAAATATGATGAGGAAGAGTTAATCAAAGCAATTGATACTTCTGTAAATGAACTTATAAAATCTAAACCAGACCCAAAGGTTGATGTAGTTGAATTAGATGAATATGAAAGAGTTTTAGCTCAGTTAGAACAAGCTAACAGTTTATTAGCTGATGTAAGGTCGGAATTACAATCACAAAAAGGAATATCTGGAGCATTAAGGTCAGAAATAGAAGGATTTAAAGCTGATTTAGATGCATCTTTGGTTAGAGTAGCAATTGCTGAAAATCAATCAGAAGCTACCAATGATAAGTTTGTAGGTACAGTAAATGATTTACAACAATCAATACAAAAGGGTACATTAGAAGCAATAGAGAGAGTTTCCTTAGAAGCTCAAGTAGAAGGTTTAGCTGCACAAAAAGAAGCATTGGTTTCACAAGTTGCATCTTTAGAAGAATCATTATCTGGAAAATCAGCTCAACTTGCTCAAGGGGGTAAAGCAGCTGGAAATAAATTTACAGCTATTATAAAAGAAAAAGCAGACCCCAAAAGCACAGATTTAAGATATTATCAAGCTAAAAAAGGACCAAATACAGGTTGGAAGAATGGACCAACTATTGAGGTATTAAATATATCAGAAGAACCACTATCAGTATCATTTAGTAAAGATGGTTCAACAAGTTGGTTAGCAGTACCGGGTAGTGGTACAGTTGCATCTGGTGAGAGTAGAAACTTTATATGTAGAAAACAAGGTGGATGGATGAAGGGAGATAAAAAAGGAAACTTAACTGTAAAGTCTGGAGCTGAAAGTGTTGTATTCAGCGCAGGTTACAGAGGAGATAAGAACAGTAAGAAAATAGTATGTGCTGAATTATATCATCAAGGTTGGATTCCATATGAGATATTCAGAGCGGATGAAGATTGGGGAGATGCTATGTTCTTAAAAGACCCAAAATTGGTTGTAGGTTATCAAATGTGGTCTAAACATATTGTTAACTTTATGAGAAAGTATCCACAATACACTGGATTGGTTTATTATGGTATGAGTAAATATTGGTGTCATTGGATGGCTCACCAAATGGGAGTTGTAAAAACAAACAACTTATTGGGTCAAGCAATACATTGGGTAGGAAAACATCTATCTTATTATGTTTACGATAATTATGGTGGGGATAGAATTTATAGATTCCTACTTAAAAAAGTTTTAGTTGAATCATTTGATGAATTTAAATCACATTTAAAAGAATAAAATGGCTATAAAAAATTTTAAAAGTATTTTAGATAAGACCGGCTACTACGTTAGTGAGAAGGATAGGAAAATCTTTGAGAGAGGTTCTCTTCCTGCTTACTTTGGTAGAGGTATGACTGATACTATTGAATTTATTTTATATGACCAAGGTGATAATATTTTACCTCAAGGTAAAGATGGTAAAATGGTAAGGTATGTAGATATATCTAACAAAGAAGCCATTAGAAGATATATTCTAATTGTGAGACCTCAAGTATCAAATAAACCAAATGAGTATTTTGTTGATGTTGAAAAACTAATTAATGAAGCTGGATATAAAAATGGTATATTTAAAACCCAAGTAACACTACTTAATAAAAGAGTTGGTAGTGAGAAAAAAACCAATAAACTTTGGGTACATGAAATATCACCATCAAGAACTGAAATTAGGGTTTTACCATTAAAGGTTGAGAATAAAAGATTACAAAACGATTTATTAACTCGATATGATATATTCCTCAGAGATGGTGAATTTAGAGATGATATTGTAAATAGATTACAAGCATTCCAATCTACACTAAATGCTGAATCGGTTAAGAAAGTATTACAAAACGCATATGGTGAGGATTGGATAAAATTAGTTAAATCAGAATTTCAAGTTCCTGATATAGATGATTTTTTAAGAAGAGTGGTTGAGAAATCTAAAGAAGCTCTAAACCACTTTATAGCAGGTAAAGAATTTAAAATAAAAAGTAGTAGATATGGTGAACCATTACGAAGAAAACAATCAGCTGCTTTGGATATAATGAGATTATATAAAGTATCCAATCAAATAGTTTGTGATGTTATTGAGGACTTTTTACCTAAACGTAATATTATAAGAAAAACTCAAGCTAGCCCAATTATGCTAGAATCAAGAGATAAGTTAGGAAAGATACTTCAACAATTTACATCTAATAAAACATTAGATACTAAGGCTAGTGTGGTTGCTAACGTAATAAAACCAAGACCAGTAAAAAAAGGTAGGGTAACTGTTAAACCACCACCACCACCACCACCAAAACCTGTAATTATTAAAACACCACCAAAAGTATATTATTTTTATCAATGTACTGCAAATGGTAAAATAGGAAGACCAAGTAAAAGTAGATTTGGTAAAAGTATTTCACCTGTAGCAAGAGGAGGCGGAGGAGGATGCTATCAAATGCTATCAGCATTTTTTAGTTATGAAGATATGAATGGCAATAAGATTAAATTTAATCTGAAGCCAGGTAGTAGCTCTAAAATATGTGCATTAGAAGGTTCGGTAGTTGCAACTGGAGGAGGTAGAATTGTAAAGAAAGAACTATGTAAGGTTAAGAATTATAAACCAATCATAGTTAAACCTAAGCCATATATACCACCACCGCCACCGCCACCACCGAAACCTATTGAGATAAAGCCAGTTCCTATTTTGAACTTGCCTTTTAAATTTCCACCATTGAAGTTGGATTTTCCACCTATTAAACCATTTCCACCAATTAAGTGGCCAATAATGCCTGCTAATACAGGACAATATTCTACGCTATCAAAAGAGTTAGCGAAAATAAATCCACCGATACCTAAACCAGCACCAAAGCCAACACCACCACCACCTCCAATCATACCACCAGCTGTCAGAGTACAATCAGAAGCTGTTGGAATTGACCCAGATGCATATTTAAAAAGTATGAGGGATAGAGGAGCCGCAATGGGCGGTGGCGGAGGAATGGGAACATTCGGAGGTTATAGAAAAACATCATTCGGAAGTGGGTTCAGCCCCTTCGGAAGTAATAGATTTAATACATACTAATGAGATTCGGCGGAAGTAATAGATTTAGAAATAGAAACAAAAGAGCTAATCAGTTAACTGGTAGGAGAAGTCGAGGTGGAGGACAAACTTTAAATCTTTCAGCTGGTGCATCTGCTCAGTTGCTTAGACTTAAGCAAATTGCTCCAAAACCAGCTCCAATGAAAATAGTGAGAGTGCCTTCAAATGCTAGGCCATCATCTATTACAGCAACTAGAGTAGTAATACCACCTGCTCCACCAATTTTACCACCACCAAGGGTAAATCCACCACCAAGAAAATCAAAACCAGCGGCTGAGCCAGATTATAATCCACCGGTGGTTAGAACGGCTGTACAAATAACGGGTAATACTATTCAACGTAATTTACAACCAAAAGCGGTATATGAAACACCAAAACCATTTAATACTAGATTTATACCACCACCAGGTGGTAATTTAAGTAATTCGGCATTAGCAAGACTTAGGTCACAAACACCAGTTAAACCACCAGTAAATAGACCTACACGTCCAATAGCTATTGGTAGTCCAATGGTAAGAGGAATATCTACTGATAGAGGATTTACAGATGGAGTAGCTGCAAGTACTGTGGGTGGAACTTTAAATGAAGGATTACAACCAATGGCTGTATTGATGGACCAGTACGATGCTAGAGCTAATGAAATTAGAAATAATCCTTTTGCTACACAAAATACAGGTCAATTAGAACAAGAAGTTATTAATCAAATTGGGGTAAGACCAAGGGGGCCTGTAAGAATACCACCTCCACCAAGGGTAGATGTAAAGCCACCTATTAGAACATATCCTAAACCAATACCTAACCCACCACTACCTAAGCCGGATATTCCAAATAAGGATTTTACACTTACTGTTGGTTCAACTCCAGGTGGTGCAAATATTTATATGGATGGTAAAAAGGTAGGAAGTGCTTTTACAGTAATTACCCTTCCTTATAAATCAATATTAGGTGTAACTAAAAAAATAACCGCTCAATTAACTGGTTATACAAATAGATTGGGTAGAGATGCAGTTTATTATACAATTACAGGTGTAACAAAAACTGTACAGATTAAAGAAAATTACGATACCTATGAATTTGATGATGTAATTGAACCTGATGAATTAGTAGATATAAGACGAGGCCCAAGAGGTAATTTTGGAATTGAAGATAGAGGATTTGGAGGATTTGGTGGACAGGGTTCTCCTGAAGGAGGTTTTTATGGAACTAATCTGAATAGACGTGAAAGAGATAGATTCGATAGAGATAAATCTCCATTTGGAGGAAGGGTTACTAAAAAAAGAAGAAAAGTAACAAAGACACGAATTAAATCCGTAGATAAATACGAGATTGTAGTTAAAAAATATCTGAAGGGTAAAGAAGTTTCAGGTGGATTACCAAGCAACCAACTACGTCATTTAATTTTTGATTTCAAAAAAGTAATAATTGATATTAAGGATGATGATATCAAAGATGATTATCCTAAAAAAACCGATGACCCACCACCACCGCCGGTAAATCCCGAACTATTAATAGTTTCTAAGGGTGGAAGAATGAATACGTTTAATGTAAACGTAAAGGGAGAAAACATAACAAACTCAGCTGGGAACTATTCATCAAAAAAACCATTTACAGTAACAATTACACAAGTTGCAGGATATGATATAAAAGGATTTGGGATTTTAAAAGGTCAAATAGATGACCAACCCGATGAACCAGCTATGGAGCAGTTAGATTTAAATGAACTAACTATTGATGTAGGTGGTAAGATGACTATCTATGTTGACTGGCAAAATGAAGTCAAAATACTTAAACCAAGTGTAACGTTAAATAATAATTCATTTACTATCAACATTGGTGAGCTCACTAATGGTTTAGGTGGAATTATAATAGGATATGCATCTCAAAACGCATCTACTATTAAATTACAACTTAGAAAAATAGCAAGAACCAACACAAACCAAGCTGGTACATTTTCATTAAATCCAAATGTATTTTCTGAAGGCGTAGGACAATATGTTGGATATGTAATTCCAAATAACCCCGGATATGGTGATGGTGAAAAGAAAAGATTTACTGTAAATGTTATTTCTAAAACTTTCTTACCTGGACCTGATATTGTTAACATAACATATCCATCGTTAGTAAAAGGAGCAGATTTTAGAGGATTAAATGTAGATTTTACCATTGGATATGAATCTGTAAATACAAATTATGTAAACATATCCGTAGGAGCTCCTGATATATTTTATGGTAAATTTGGAAAAGCACAAGCGGTTGATTTTAATATAGCAAGAATATTAAAGTTAGCTGGTGATAAAATAAAAGATGAAGATGAGGATAATATCAAATTTAGTATATTCCTCTGTCCATACAATACAGCAACGGATAAAGTAGTAAAAGGTAAAGTAGAAGAATTATCTATTACATTTGATAAAGGAAATTTAACATTATCAAGAGGAGATGTGGTTGAAAGATTATGTTCAGCATTCCAATTTGATTTTACTACATTTGATGATGAAACATCTAAATACCTAACTCACTTAGCACATTTTGGTGATGGTAATAATAAACTTATAACAACTTGGGAAACGGATGATGTAACCTTTGTTGATTTTAAAGCAGACCCTATAACAGGTAAAGCAACTGATAAGAGACGTGGTGGATTTGATAGTTTGGTTTTAAAATTATATGAACCATTAGAAAAATCAATTCAACCAAACTCTACATTATTTTTATCTAAAATAATTACACCATCTGTAATTGAAGAAATTTCTATCATAGATGATGCGGAAGAATATTGTGTACCATTAAAAGGACCTAATTTTGGTGTAAATCTATGTGGAACACCAAGTGATATGGGATACACACTAATAGATGAATTAGTAGATAGTGGTTCTCAATCATCAGCAAAGTTAATAAATACATTTGTATCTAAGAGTGGAATTGATACAGATAAGTTAGAAATAGAGTACATATCATCTTCATATGATTATGTAGAAACTGATAAAGGATGGGATGCAGATGGTACTATAACAGAAAACTATGCATTTGATAACTTCTCACACTTTGGTTCATCTGAAGAAAGAAGTAGAAACTTTCATTATAAAGTTTCATTGTTAGAAATATATAGTTCATCATTAGATAACTTAAACAATGCAGTTGGTTCTGCAACATCTTCATTAAGTGTACTTAGAGAAAAAGAATCTATAGTAAAGAAACAGAATGATGTTTTAGTGAATTTTGATGGGTTTGAAAAATTCTTATATGAATCAACTTCATCATTAGCTTATCCAAAAAAGGCCGATGGGGTTACACTACAATCAACTGGAAGTGGTGATTCCATAGCTTGGCTTAATTCTCTTATTGTAGCTTCTTCTGATTACGATTCACTAAATGAAAATTATTTAGTAAATAATATTCCTGAATTTATAGCAGTAGATTCTGAAAATGATGATTATAAATTATTCTTACAAATGATTGGTCATCACTTTGATATTATATGGAGTTATATTAAAGGATTAGAAAGATTAAAGACTGTTGAAGAAAAACATAGAATGGGTGTAACTGATGATATGTTAAAACACATTCTTAAAAATTATAGTTGGATACCAGCTTCTTCTAAAAACTCATCTCAATTATGGGAGTACGCATTAGGATATAGAGATTCTAATCAAACTTCTAAATTAGTTAAAACAGGTAAAGAATACGAAAGTACCATTTGGAGAAGAATACTTAATAATCTACCTTACTTATTAAAACACAAAGGTACTCGTAGAGGTATAAGTGCATTATTAACAACATATGGTATTCCATCATCACTTCTTACAATTATGGAGTTTGGTGGACCAAGAAATACAGAATCTCAAAGTTCTACATTTACATTTGATGATAGAACCGCAGCTGCAGTATTCCAAGCTGATTATGATTCTAAGGTGAATGTAGATTGGAATGTAACAAATGAAGTATCTTCCTCACATGCACTTGAATTTAGAGTAAAAACTAATGAAAGAAATAATCAAACTATTATTAGTAATGAACCACATTGGAATATAGGATTAGAACATAAAGTTAGTACATTAGGTAGATTATTTTATTCATCATCCGAAGGATATGTTTACTCACATTCGGGTTCTTTATTTAATAATGAATACACACAAATTGCAGTAAATGTAAATTACCATACAGCTTCACAAGGACCAGCATCGGCATCTATTGATTTATTTGCAGCTCAAGATTTCCAAGGAAGAATAAGAATGGAAGTTACTGGTAGTACTACAGGTTCATTTAATAATGTAGATACTTTCTTTAGTGGTTCTCAAATTTCATTAGGAGATGGATTTACGGGTTCAATGGATGAATTTAGAATATGGAGCTCAGCTCTATCATCATCTATTCTGAGAGACCATACGTTTATGCCTGATAAAACAAATGGTAATCACATATCATCATCTACTCAAGATTTAGAATTTAGATTAGATTTTGAAAAACCTGAAAACCTAAATGTATCTACATCTATAACAAATATAGCAGTTAAGAAAGATTATGATGTTGCATACGCTACAGCATCTAATTTCCAAAATAGACCAAACTATCCATATAACTTTGAAATATATGAAAGACAAGTAACGGCTAAAGTACCATCAGTAGGATTCGCACCAGCTGATAAATTTAGATTTGAAACTCAAACATTGGATATGGACTTGAGTTACCGACAAAGAAGTACAAAAAAATCATTTGATAAAGCTCCAATAGATTCTAATAAATTAGGTATATTTTTATCACCAACAAAAGAACTAAATATGGATATTATCAAATCACTACCTGATTTTGTGATTGATGATTACATTGGAGACCCTAAAGATTTATATAAAGACCATTATCCAGATTTAAATACATTAAGAAATTATGTATTTGGTAGATATGATTTAAACATATACGAATATATTAATTTAATAAAATATATAGATAAATCTATGTTTGAAACTTTACATCAGTTAATACCTGCTAGGGTAAAATTAATTGATGGGTTGTTAATAGAACCACATTTCTTAGAAAGAAATAAAGTAAAAAACATAGAACCACAAGCATCTGTACATCATCATTCATCATCGATTGTTGATATACCACCCGAAGTTTCAACTGAGTTTATACCAAAAGAAGCT